GCTTTTGGGCTAGGTACCACAAGGTGAGTGGAGCCGCCAAAGGAAGCAAAGGCACTAAAGGAAAAGCCCTATCTGTGGAGGCCGAATACTACAAAGCCCTCGCCCTAAAAAAAGTAGGTGACAAGCTCTCTATCCCTAAAAGGCAATTTATAGGGAATCACCCCGAAGTAAAGCGTATGATTGACGAGATTGTTGGCTATAACCTAAATGAAGTATTCAAAAATATAAAACCATGAAAGCACTATTAGAGAAGATACAAGAGAAACTCAGTGAAGTAGAGGGCTTGAAATATATAGACGAAAACTGGGGGCAACTGGATTACTACAGTCCCAATATGCCTGTACAGTACCCTTGTGTACTGATAGATATAGGGCAGGTACAATACAGTAACTTAGGAAAAGACTTAACCAAAAGGCCTGTGCAAAGGCAAATAGGGAGTGTACAGTTTCGCCTTACAATAGCTAATATGCGCCTTACTAATACCAGTATACAGGCCCCAAGGGGACAGAAAGAAGAAGCGTGGGCGATATGGACACTCATAGAGCAGATACACCAAAAACTACATGGGTCTGTACTTCTGCCCAATGTAAGCCCCCTTATCCGAGCCTCCCAACAGCGAACCCTTCGTGATGATGGGTTACAAGAGTATGAAGTATATTATAACTGTGAAGTACAAAACATTTAACTAATTAGCAATTAGATAATTCCTTCTCTATATCCATACTAAGTACTCTGTAGAGTGTCTTTCGTGATATAAAGAACTTAGGATAGATAAATTCACGCCATATCACAGAAATAGGCACATATCTACAATCATGCAAGTTGAACTCATCCATGATAGCCTTATAGCGCAAAAGTTGATTTCTGCGATATCCTTTCCTTTGTTTCTCCATAGTTCTCATTGGGGGTAAATATTATTTAGCTGCAAAATTAAAAAAACACCCGCTTATTTCCAAATTGGATTTTAGCGGGTGTTCATCAAAATATAAAAATGACACAATCAAAACTTTCTTATCTTCTTATACCAGCGAGTCATCTCATCATCATAGCTTTCGGTTCGGTTTTCTTGGTAGCGGAAGCTCTCATGGGCTTGTTGGCTCTCACTGGTTACCACCTCAGTGCGCTCCTGCTCATATTTGCGAAAAATACTCATCAGCTTAGGCATGGAGATTCGCTCGTATAGCTCGCCAAACTCACCCGAAACAATCCTCTTGAAGATAAGTGAGAGTTCTGAGAGCTTCAGAAACGAATAATCTGTGATGATTTGCTCTGTACATAGGGTTATTTGTGCTTCGGAGAGGGGATTTTTTAGGTTTAACAACTCGTTTAGTTCTATGAGCCATAGGGCAATATAACTCCTTAAAAACGCCTGCCCCTTACCCTTTTTAATCTCTACCAGACTTACAGTATTACGGCTTAGGGCATCACTTACCCCCTTGATTGTTACACTGTGCATAAGGCAGTTATTTGGAGAATAAACCCTCAAAAACTCTTCGTTTGAAATCGTTGCTAACGCTTGATTTTGCATTACTATTACCTCGTTTTGCATTTTGTAGAATCTTGTTAAGTTGGGAATTAATATACTTTAAATCGGTATTCCTTTGATGGAACTCGTCTAATTGTTGCCAGTGTTGCAGTAGGTACTGCCACGTAGCGAGGGCTTCCTGCTCATCGGCTGAATTATTCGTAAGGTAGGTGATGATTTGCTTGAGAGCCTTTCCGTCGGCGCCAGTGAATTTAGGTGACAAACCAAATTGTCTATGGTAGAAGGCAAACCACTCGTCCAAAAACAAGGAGTATAAGCTTGGCGGGTTCGCTTCTTCCTCTCGATAGGTTACCCTATCTCCCCAACTGCCTTGCCACTCCTCTATGAGACTCTCTAAGGGAGGAATAAGCAAGCCTATTTGTTTGAGGTACTCGCCCTCCAATGTGCCCTTCTTGACCTCTAACTTAGAGAATTTACCACCTTTATAGGTCAGTTTCACGACCACGGCACAACTGCGTATGGTTACTATATAGGTCATTTTCCGAAATTTAATTATCTGTCCATAAGGTAGTTATTCCTTCTATTAACTCTGTTATTTCTTTAACAAAAGGTTCTATATCTGTATCCTCTACTAATCCCGAGGAGAGGTCTAAAGAGACATTTAGTATTAACACCTTGGCCAAAATAGTATTCTTTTTAACTTCTTTAAGTGCTTTGATAACTTTTTTAAACTCTTCTATTACTTCTTGTTTATCCATTTTTATATTGTTATATGTTATACTTCTACTTTTGTTTTAGTGAGTTTTTTCCCACAATCTTGGCAAAAAACAGCAGTTATCTCTACGGTACAGTACCCTCCTATGGTGCGTAATACTTGGTGCTTGTGGGGGCATTTGTCACTTGTCGTTTGTCGTTTGTCACTTCTTTTCATATCGTTTCTCAATTATTTTTTCTAATGCTCCTATTACCTTACTGACTTCCTTAGTAGTCATTTCTTTTAATGGCTTTTGTACAGGGCATTTCTTGGAAATCAACCATCTGCCTAATCGCTGAAGGTCGGGGATCTTTGGGTTATCCGCATGCACCCAACCCAATTCGTGACATTTTGCCAGTAGGCTAAGGTGTTGTGCGTTATGGCTATCAAAGTATGCCTCCTTACTGTAATTATACTTCAGCCAGTCTAACACTTTAAAGGCTTCGTCTTCTGTTAGTTCCTTGAATGAAGTCAGCTCCCTTAATACGAGGCAGGAGAGAAACGCCAAACGGCCTTCTCTATTCTTAAACCTTTTTACAAAAAAGCCTTGTAGGATCTTTAGTTGTCGTGTGCTAATCATTTTAAATCGTTTTAAATCGTTTTTAAAGGTTATTTAAAACCCTGCCTTAGGGGTCTCTTATGGGCGTCCCCTTAATACCAACGACACGCTAAGGTCAAGGTTTCTAATAATTGTCTATGGTGACTACTGCTAATCAATAGAGAAGTTAAAGTTTACCCTTTTTTCTATACCATTCTCAAATTTGACCAACTTATACCCACGTATATACATACTCGTACGTATATCTACGATGGCGTTCTCTATGATCTCCATACCCTCATCAAAGAGGACACTGTTAGCCTTTTGCCTTAGCGTGCCCAACTTACGCACCTCTCGTGGGTTTAGGTTCCCTTGTGCATCTGTCCTTAATGCCGTATTGAGAAACTCCAATAGAAGTTTTTCTTTTTCACTATCTCCCGCTAAGGATGACATATAGGTTTTTATCTTTTTAAGCCCTTCGCTCTCTGTTCCATTAAAGGCGGGGCGTACATTCCAACCTATACGGATACTTGCGGAACCATCAGCTTTGGTAAAGGTATGTGAATCTTGATTCTCCTTTTGGGTACCATATAGCTCGGCACGGAGAGCTATAATAGTCTTTGCTTCTTGGAAGAGTTTCGCTACCAAATCCTCTACATCTTCCCGTTGTGAAAGGCAGAAACCGATGTTATCATCTACCAATTCTGCTTCAAGTTCTAAAAGTGTCTGTCTGCTCTGTTGTTTAGCTAATTTCTCTGCTCTTTGCTTCTCTTTGAGTTGCTCTTGTAACTTTTTTAAGTCCTCAGCGCTCATCTGTGATAAATCTACACTCATTTTATTATCTTTTTTAATTGTTATTACTCATCAAATTCAACCTTATAAGACAAACTACAAGAATCATATTCATTAATGTATTTTGTCAGCCATTCAAAAGCTTCTTTATACTCCTCTGACTTATTTTCTTCAATAGGTAATCCATATTTCGCCATTTTATCCAATTGTTCAAAAACCATGTCAGATACTATTGCAGTCCTAAGCACTACTTTATAGTTTACTGTTACGTTTAAATCTTTAATAATTCTCATTTTTTATATGTTTAAAAATTATCTTGCTACTTTTGCTTTAAATAACTCGTGAGTCTCTATCGGTTCCCAAGTCTTTTTATCCCGATTGTACCAAGTCAATACTCTATCTTGGTTATATCTAAAGTCTGTGGATTCCCACTTGTTCTCTTGCATCCATTCGTAGATGGTAAGTACCACTATCGGTACGTATGTCCTATATCCAGCATGATACTGATGTATCATTGTTCGCTCTGATTCTGATAAGGCTTGTAGGAAATTATCTAGCCTTAGCACTTCCATATATAGCTGTTTCATTGTGCTATTATTTTTCGTTTTTCACTCTTGATTATCTGTGGAGGCTCTCCACTTTTATCTATCATTTTCAGTAATATCTTGGGGTAAATACGGTAAATATTCTCCATTTGTAAGTGTATCATTAGCTCTACATCCTCTCTGTCAAATACCCCTTCTCTGAGTGCCTTTCCGTAGTATCTGGCTATCTCGCCCTCTACATAGACCTCCCATTGCTTGGCAAACCAATTTAGTAAATGGTCATTCTTTGCCAATATCCTTGGATCCACTAAAGTTTTCCTCTGTTTATGCACCTGTTCACACCATTTTTCAAAGTACATCCCTTGTAGTTGTTCGTATGCCCAATACTTGCAGTCCAAGTAATAAAGTAGGCACTCTCTAAATGTCTTTTGCTTTTCTATGGTTTCCATTTGTTTCTTTTTATCTTCACCACATATGGAATTCAATTTGCTATTCTCAGTTATTCCCCAAACCCTCTGTACATTTCTGTACTACCTCAGTACCAAACCTCAAAAATAATCCACTTCTATTATCTACAACATATGTCTTAGAGGCCTTTTTGTGTTTTCATTAATGTTAATAGCAACAAAGACAGCTGACTTTTATTGAGTGCCTACTATGTGTTCTTGTGTTCTGAGTTTTTAATGAATAAACTTGGTTAATTCTTACAAAAAAAGCTACGTACAATTATTCTTCTCATTTTACAAGTGTAGAAAAGGAGGTATGATGCTTACTTAAGCAGCTTGATTAAGTTGCTCCTCCCAAGCCATACCACTAAAAAGGTGGTTTCCCATCAATGGTATCAGTGAGGAGGAAAGCAAGAGTTTTCATTTCATAACTAAGTCCTGTTTTGTGGCACATTTTCTCAGAAATAACTTGGAGATATTTTCTACATACCAACCAAACGTGGGGAAAGGACTCATGGAAAATTTATTAGATTTCCTGATCTGATAAATTAAAACAAGCAATTGTAATTACTGCCAATGACAGAACTTCCTGACCAAAATCAATATCTGTCTCAATGAGTAGTGTTTGGCTATTCTCAGCCTAATCAAGACAAGCAGAAACCTGGATGACATCAGCAGTGGTCGGTCAGGGTCAAAAAAGCCTTCAGCTTCCTCAGG